TTAGAAACAAAATCGAAGAGGATATCTCTTCTGCTCAGAAACATCTTGGTGGCGGTGCGGCGAAAGACTACGCACACTACCGAGAAGTAGTTGGTTTGATTCGGGGTCTCGAAACCAATTTGATGTATATAGCAGACCTCTCGCGTAACAATATGGAAAACGACAATGACTAAAGTAGTACAGATTACAGAACAAGAGTTAGAGGCCCAACTACCAAAGCCTGTGGGATACAGGGTTTTAGTAGCTTTACCCAAGGTAGAAGATACTTACGGGGATAGCGGCATCTTAAAGTCTAGTAAGGACATGCAGCACGAGCACATCCTGTCTATTATTGGGCTTGTGTTAGATATGGGCGACAATGCCTACTCTGACAAAGAGCGTTTTCCTACCGGGCCGTGGTGTAAAACAGGCGACTACGTAATGTTTCGCATGAACACAGGAACACGTTTTAAGGTTGATGATGTTGAGTATCGGCTTATGAACGACGATTCTATTGAAGCAGTAGTAAATGACCCCCGTGGCGTGTCACGAGCGTAAGGAGTAGTAGTATGGGATTTCAAAAAGTAGAGTATTCGTTGCCTCATGAACAAGAAGACGACGACGATTTAGAGATAGAAAGTTCTAGTGCAATAGAAATTGATCTGTCTGGGAAAGCAAAACCCCGAAAAATAGAAGAAGAAACAGACTCAGAAGTTGACATCGAGGTTGTAGACGACACCCCTAAAGAAGACAGGAATCGTAGACCTTCTACTCCTCCAGAAGAAGTTACAGATGAAGAACTTGGAGAATATTCAGAAAAAGTCCGTAAGCGTATACAGCACTTTAGCAAAGGCTATCACGATGAGCGCCGGGCAAAAGAACAAGCTCACCGAGAACGCCAAGAATTAGAGTCTTTTGCTAGAACCCTTGTAGAGGAAAATAGCAAACTGAAAGGGGACGTTGGCAAGAATAGAGCTGAATTATTAGAGCAGGCAAAGAAAAACTCAGCCATAGAAGTCCTCACTGCAAAACGGGCATACAAGCTAGCGTATGAAGCTGGCGATGCGGATAAACTACTGGACGCGCAAGATAGGCTAACTTCTGCTAAAATAAAAGTAGATAAACTAGCTAATTATGAACAGGAGTCTTTACAAGTTGCTGAAGTTCCTGTACAAATGCCCCAAGAGACCCGGCAAGTTACGGATCATCGGGCTGTAGAGTGGGCCGCAGACAACAGTTGGTTTGGCTCCGACGATGAAATGACAGCTTATGCTATGGGTGTCCATAGTAAACTTGTTAAACAAGGAGTGGACACATCAAGTGATACTTACTACGAGGCTATTAACGCCCGTATGCGAAATACCTTCCCCGAAGAATTTGGGGGAACTGAAGAGCAAGGAACTAAGACAACTAGACGACAGTCAAATGTGGTTGCTCCCGCTACGCGGAGCACAGCGCCCAAAAAGGTGCGACTAACGCAAACACAAGTGGCTATCGCTAAAAAACTTGGAGTACCGCTCGAACTATACGCCCAAAAGGTTGCTGAAGAGATGAGGAAAGTATAATGGCTGAAAATAGACTTAACCGAGAACTAGAAACCCGTGAAAAAACGGTTCGTAAAACAGCTTGGACTAGGCCAGAGGTTTTACCCTCTCCCCATCCCGAGCCGGGCTACGCATTTCGCTGGATTCGTATAAGTACTCAAGGAAACGTCGATGCCACTAATGTTTCTTCTAAGATACGTGAGGGTTGGGAGCCTGTCAAGGCAACAGATCACCCCGAGATTACGCTTGTCACTATTGAAAACGAAAGGTTCAAAGACAACGTAGTTATTGGAGGTTTGTTACTTTGTAAAGCACCGGATGAGATGGTTGAACAACGTAATGATTATTACACCCAGCAAAGTCGGGCACAGATGAACTCTGTGGACAACAACCTTATGCGAGAAAATGATCCACGTATGCCGCTATTTAATGAGCGGAAAACGAATGTTACCTTTGGTAAAGGTACATAAACTAAATCTATTTGGAGTAATTCAAAATGGCTACTACTGCCGCACCATACGGGCTACGGCCTGTAAAACGTGCTGACGGCCTGCCCTACGCAGGTGCTACTACTCAGTACTTGATTGATCCCGCTGGAGAAGGTACTAACCTCTTCAACGGCCAAGTTGTTCATATTGGTGCCGATGGTTACGTCGCACTGAGTACAGCGACTGGTGCTGATGGCACAACAAACGCATTGCCTACGGGTACAACCCTCACGGGTTCCTTGGGTGTATTTGTTGGCTGTGAGTACATTAACGCACAAGGTCAATTGATCTTTAGTCAGTACTACCCTTCTGGCACCACTGGTGTTGTTAAGGCGTATGTTGTTGACGATCCCAATGTGTTGTTCCAAGTTCAACTGGACGGTGCTGCCGATCAGTCTGATATCGGTGCTAACACGTTCTTTGCTGCTGCTCAAAGTACCTCTACGGGTTCTACCCAGACTGGTAACTCTACAAGCGCAGTTGAATCAACAACTGTTACTACAACCGCCGCCTTCCGTATTGTCAGTGCCGTATCACCTATTGGTGACGCGTTTCCTGATGTGTTGGTTAAATTCAACCCCGGCTATAGCAGCAGCACCAATGCTGTTGGCTTATAAGGAGCTAAATAATGGCTATTTCAAGAGCACAATTACTAAAAGAGTTACTGCCGGGGCTAAACGCGTTGTTTGGTTTGGAGTACGCGAAGTACGGCGAAGAGCATAAAGAGATTTTTGAGACTGAATCTTCTGACCGCTCTTTTGAAGAAGAAACTAAGCTGTCTGGCTTTGGTTCTGCACCTGTTAAGGGAGAGGGTTCTGCCATCTCTTACGACAATGCGCAGGAAGCATGGAGCGCACGTTACACGCACGAAACCGTTGCTATGGGTTTTTCAATCACTGAAGAAGCGATTGAAGACAACTTGTATGACTCTTTGTCATCTCGTTATACCAAAGCGTTGGCTCGTGCTATGGCGTACACCAAGCAAGTTAAAGCAGCAGATGTACTGAACGGCGCTTTTGCTGGCACTACTTACGGCGATGGTGTTGTGCTGTGTTCTACTGCACACCCACTTGTTTCTGGTGGTACTAACTCTAACCGCCCTGCGGTAGCGTCAGACCTTAACGAGACTTCTTTGGAAGCTGCTATCATTCAGATCGCTGGCTGGACTGACGAACGTGGTCTTTTGATCGCTTCTAAGCCTAAGAAACTTGTTATACCCCCCGCGTTGCAGTTCGTAGCAACCCGTCTGTTGGAGACCGAAGGTCGTGTAGGCACTGCCGATAACGATTTGAACGCCATCAACAACAATGGATCTGTCCCACAGGGCTACTCAGTTAACCATTACCTTACCGATACAGACGGTTGGTTCTTGATGACTGACGTACCTAATGGCTTGAAGCACTTCGTTCGTAGCGCAATGGCTACTTCTATGGATGCTGACTTCGATACCGGCAACAGCCGATATAAAGCCCGTGAGCGTTATTCGTTTGGTGTATCTGACCCACTTGGTGTGTTTGGTTCACCCGGCGCGTAGTATTATTTGTGTGGGTTAGTGTCTGGGGGTCTTTTGCAGTCAACTTTAGCCCTTACTAACCCACACAAATATGTTATACCAAAGGGGGCTTCGGCCTCCTTTTTTATGTTTGACTTAAAGCTATATACTATGATATGTTTAGCCCTATCGGGAAACAATCCGGTGAATCTGACAGACCCGGCTGACGACATGTAGACAGATTCGCCTTAACTCACATGTGAGAACTATAAAATGGCTAAAACCACTTTTTCCGGCCCAGTCCGTTCGGATAATGGCTTTCAAATCCCCGTCGTAGTTACTGCCGACCTTCCTGCCTTTGCTACTACCACAGTTGGTACTGTATATATGGTTAGCGATAACGGTGCTGGTGACGACGAATACTGCATCGTAATCAATACTGGCGCTGCTTGGGTCACCGCTGTTGGCGCAGCTCTTAGTTAAACAGGGGGCTTAAATGTCTAGTTCTGATGTCCAAGCAAAACGTGTAACCACCACAGGTTCGCTTGCTGTTGGCCCTGCGCGTGTACGACAACTACAGGTGTTAACAGATGATGTTGGCCCCGGTAGGTTAACCATAACTAATGGTAATGGTGGCCCTACGCTAATTGACCTTGATTTCCTCCAAAATGACTCTCATTCAGTTAATATTCCTGATAATGGGGTTCGTTTTGAGAGTGATGTATGGATTTCGGTTGAGACTAATATTACCGCCGTAACTGTATTTTATAGTTAATATGCGTAAATATTATAAAGCTGGGGGTAAAGTTGACAAGGCCGCGATGTCTTGCAACGCCCCCAAACGTACGCCTTCTCACCCTAAAAAGTCTCATGTAGTTAAATCATGTGAGGGTGGGGAAGAGAAGGTAATACGTTTTGGGGAACAAGGCGCAAGCACTGCGGGTAAGCCCAAACAGGGCGAGTCTTCAAAAATGAAGGCTAAACGTAAATCTTTTAAGTCTAGGCACGGTAAAAATATTGCCAAGGGGAAGTCCTCCGCAGCGTACTGGGCCGACAAAGTTAAATGGTAGGGGACAAAAATCATGCGTAACATGTTTAAACAACTTTTTGGCGATGGTAGTAGTACCGATAAGGACAAGAAAAAAAGTAAGAAAAAAGATAGTTATACTATGGCTCGGGAATACGCAGACAAAGCAAAAGCCGAAGCCAAACGCGGGAAAGCAAAAGCCGCTAGCCCCGGAGTATCTTCGGACGCTATGCGTGACATGGTGAACCGCCCTAAAAAGGCTATGCCTACCTCAAAAGAAATGCAGGCTAAACGAACTAGTGGGGCTACACCTACAATGGCTGCTCCCGGCGTAAGAAAGGCCCAGCAAACTAAAGCTAAGGACTTGACAACCCCCACCCCCGCTCCTGCTAACGTAAACCCAAAAGGTATGACAGGCACGGCTAAACCCCCCGTTGCGGATATGATGCGCCGAGAAGCTGCTACTGCTCCCGGTATGGTCGCTGAAGGGATGGCTAAATCTGTCGGGGAAGCAAAAAGCCGTGGGGCAGACAAGTTTATTGGTAAAGATGGTACACAAAAAGCAGCGGTCACTAAAGAAGAATTAGAAGCCTCTGGGTTAAGCCTGCGAGATTACTTAAACCAGCAGCAGGGCAAAACCCGTCGCCCTGAAATGAAATGTGGTGGGATGGCTAAGGCTTACAAGAAAGGTGGTAAAGTTCGTGGCGTAGGTAAAGCTACTAAGGGCGTACGCGCTTGTAAAATGCGGTAACACGTAGGGAAAAATAATGGCTACGTCAGGAACTACAGCGTTTAACATGGACTTCACGGAGATTGCCGAGGAATCGTGGGAACGGGCTGGGCGTGAAATGCGTTCTGGCTACGACCTCAAGACTGCTCGGCGCTCTATGAATCTGCTCACTATTGAGTGGCAGAACCGTGGTATTAACATGTGGACTATAGACAGCGGTACTATTCCCCTTACCCAAGGGACTGGGCAGTACGACCTACCTGCGGATACTATAGACCTGTTAGAACATCAGTTACGCACGAACAGCGGCAATGTATCCACACAATCTGATCTTACCCTAAGTCGTATTAGTGTAAGTACTTACGCTAGTATCCCAAACAAATTAACCCAAGGCAGGCCAATCCAGCTTTACATAGAGCGGTTACGAGACGCCCCAAAAGTTAACGTCTGGCCTGTACCGGACAATGATAGCTACACACTGTACTACTGGCGTATGCGTAGGATTGAAGACGCTGGGAGTGGTGTACAGACCTCAGACATGAACTTTAGATTCTTTCCGGTATTAGTAGCAGGATTAGCTTACTATATAGCTATGAAAGTACCTGAGTTAGTAGACAGGGTTGGTATGTTAAAGTCTATATACGATGAGCAATTCCAGCTAGCCGCAGGAGAAGACAGGGAGAAAGCATCAGTTAGGTTTGTACCGCGTATGGGGTATTTATAGCCGTGGCTAGTCAATTTGCTTCCAGTAAGAAGGCTATAGCGTATTGCGATATATGCGGTTGGGAATATAAGCTAAAAGAGTTACGAAGTCTTATAGTTAAAAACAGGGATACCAACGTAAAAGCCTGTCCTGAGTGTTGGAATGAAGACCAACCCCAGCTAAGGTTAGGCGAGTTTCCTATTAATGACCCGCAAGCTCTACGCGACCCTCGACCGGATACTAGCTTAGGAGAGGCAGGAGACTACAGTAGCAGAGATATACAGTGGGGGTGGAATCCAGTAGGTGGGGGGTTTGACCCATATAGCTTAACGCCTAATGCCCTAGTACTTAGTGGTAAGATAGGTGAAGTTACGGTAACAACTTAATAGGAACACAATAATGAACGTATTTGGCATGAAGGAAGTGAAAGTAATCAAAGACAAAGGAGTGCAACCTTGTGGGCACGCTCCTAAACCGAATATGGAAGGGGTTAAAACCTCGGGCACAAAAGTCCGTGGCACTGGCTGTGCGACTAAAGGGTTATATGCCCGTGGCCCTATGGCGTAACCTATGAACTATACCGAGCTAAAAACCAATATCCAAGACATTTGTGAGAACACGTTCACAGATGAACAGCTCGCTATGTTTACGCAACAAGCTGAACAAAAAATATACAACTCTGTACAGCTACCTGCACTGCGTAAAAACGTTACTGGCACACTAAGTACCGGAGTTCAGTACCTAGGGATACCCACTGACTTTTTATGGTCTTATTCTTTAGCGGTTATAGACGGTAGTGGCGACTACACTTACTTATTGAACAAAGACGTTAATTTTATCCGAGAAGCATACCCAAATAATACGGGTACGGGGGTACCTAAACACTACGCTTACTTTGATGACAATTCTTTTATAGTCGGCCCTACTCCTAACAGTAACTACTCTATGGAGCTACACTACGGGTATTACCCGGAATCTATAGTAACTGCTGGCACTACGTGGCTAGGTAATGAATTTGACTCTGCGTTATTAAATGGAGCGCTAGTAGAAGCCATAAGATTTATGAAAGGCGAACCAGATATTATAGGTAACTACGAGAAGATGTTTGTACTATCTATGGGTCTATTAAAGAATCTTGGTGATGGGAAACTACGCGAAGATACGTATCGTTCTGGGCAATACAGATCACCAGTTAGCTAAGGAAACATAACATGGCAATTACACAAGCAATGTGTACTTCATTTAAAATCGCTCTTCTAGATGGAGAGATGGATTTTAGTGGAGATACATCCCAAGTATTTAAAATAGCATTGTATACTTCTAGTGCAACTTTAAGTGCGGCTACTACAGCGTATTCGGTTACTAACGAAGTATCCGGTACAAACTATG